TCCAGATTTAGTTTTTGAAGTTGTTATTGACCATATTTCGTTAGTTAGACCTCAAACGGGAAATACTAAGAAACAAGAAATAGATGAAACTTCTTCATATTTAAGAACTTTAAGAAATATTTGTGGAATTTCTCCAGTAGTTGTTCAACAAGCTAATAGAGAACAAGGTAATATGGAGAGACGTAAACAAGGAATGAGTGCTTTTACTATTAATGATACTAAAGATAGTGGTGGTCCAGTAGAGGATTGTGAAATCCTTATTTCTATATATAATCCTAATAGAGATAAATTAAACGATTATCGAGGTTATGATATAGAAACACTCGGAAATAATTTTAGAGTTATTTGTGTTCTTAAAGATAGATATGGAGATTCCGATGTTGAAATCGGATGTAACTTTTTTGGAGCTTGTAATATTTGGGCAGAATTACCTAAACCTAATGAAATAAATGATTTTACCAAATATATTTCTCCAGAATATTTATTATTAAAAGATGATATTAGTGTTCCAGATAAAGTAGTTACAAAGAAATGTAATTTCGTAATATAATGGCTAATACTATTTTAGTTTTGGGAGAAAGTGGACAAGGAAAAAGTACTAGTTTGAGAAATTTAAATCCAGAAGAAACTTTTATAGTTAGTACTACATCTAAGCCACTTCCTTGGAGGGGTTGGAAAAGGCAGTATACTAAATTTAATAGTAAAGAGAATACAGGTAATTGGTATCAAACTGCAAAAAGTGAAAATGTAGCAAAGATTATTAAATTTGTAAATGCTAAACGTCCTGAAATCAAAAATATAGTTGTTGATGATCTTCAATATACTATGTGTTTTGAATATATGGATAGAAGGTCTGAAGTAGGTTTCCAAAAAATTTAATGATATTGGAGGAGATTTCACTGATTTACTTAGATTAGCTGATACTCTAAGAGATGATTTAAATTTAATTTTTACAGCCCATTCAGAAAATACTGGAGATGCTATAAATCCACATTGGACTCTAAAAACTATTGGTAAAATGGTTCAAGAGAAAGTAACTCCAGAAGGTTTGTTTACTTATGTATTCTATGCTTTAGCTATTCCAAATGGAGATAGAATGGATTATAAGTTTTTAACAAATTCTGATGGAGAACACGTAGCTAAAACTCCTATGGGAATGTATGATGACTTATTGATAGATAATGATATGAATGAGATTTTACGAGTTATTAACGATTATAATAATGGTTATTAATGTATAAAATTGTAAAGCAAACTATTACCACAGAATGGGTAGATGAAGAAACTGGTGAAATTTTCAAAGATTCGAGAGAATTTAAAGAAGATTCAATTAAGAAACCTAGAGCATCTAGTGGAAGTTCATCTAAGTCCAAAGTGGATGAGAATCCAGATCCTATTTTAAGACTTGAGGAGAATAAATATATTCTTACTACAGGTGCTGTTGATGCTCTTGGCGTAGAACCAGGAGAAACCATAGATATTAAGTTCCAAAAGTTTAAGAAAAAGACTTATCCTGTTATAGGAACAAGTGAGGCTTGGGGAACTAAAGCAGGTAATAAATTAACTAAGACTAATACAGTAAGTTGTAGAGGTAAAGTTAATGATGAGCTTAGCAATTATGGTACAGAGTTCACTCTAGAACCACATCCTAATAAAGGTGGTTTATTTATCCTCAGAGGAGAGAATACTCCTGAGGTGGTTATAGAGACTACTCCAGAACCAGAACCTGAAGAAGATTTTGAAGTTCCTGAAGTAGATGTTGTAGAAGATGATGGAAATGAAGAAGAAATCGGTGATGATGACTTCAATTTCGAACTTTAAAGATAATCAGTTAGTAGTAATATAAATTTGAATTAATATGCTAAATTTTGGTAATATTGCAAAAGTAAGCACAGAAACAAATTCGTTTCTTAGAGCTTGGAACATTTATGATGATGTAAAATTCGAAGGTATTAGTGATGTAGTAACAGGAAATCGCAAAGACGGTGGAACTTGGAGAGCATGGGACTTTACATTTACTTGTCCACAAGGTTCTTATAAAGAGAGAATATTTGAACCAGGAGAAAATGGAGAGGAAAGACGTAAGATAGCCAATGCAAATGGACATGAATCTGAAATGCCTTCAGATATGGACAGAATTAAATATTTTGCAGTTCATTTAGTAGAAACATTTGCACCTACTAAACGTGATAAATTCATGGAAGCGTGTGGAAAAATTTCCACTTTTGACCAATTTATTGCTCTCTTACACAAAGTATTAGATGGCAGTACTGTAACAACCTCTTTACTTCTTGCAGGTAGAAATAATGCAGGTACAGTTTATGCTGCTCTTCCAAATTTTGTAAGAATTAATAGTAAAACTGGAGAACCTTTTATGTCTGAAAGATTCTTAGGGGATAATCTTGCATTTACTGCATGGGAACTTAGCAAAAAGAAAGAATACGAAAGTGCTAAACCTACACCAATGAAAGATGCAGGTGGCAATGACATAGACACAGATACAAGTGATGGTATTGATGATCTTGATTTAGGAG